CAAAGAAAGTATCTATATCCTCTGTAAAAGCCATGAGAAAAAAAAAGCCCTCGTTAGAGGGCTAACTATTTAGCCGTACTTTTTAAGACCAATCAAATTGATACTAAAAGTAAATGTTGGGGATGATCCACCGATTGTTTGCACAATCTTAATGAAACGCTTACTTGAATCTTTATTGATTGCAAGTGTTTGCATTGAAGCAGAGCCAGTTACTTGAGTAAAAGTAGCACCAGATAAATCTGTGTATGTACCACCTGTCTCGTCTGATTCGGTTAGTTTTATATCTAATGTTGGAGAAGAACCGCCACCAGCAGCACTATCCAAAATTAACATCACATCGCCATCGTATTCGAGTAAATCTATTGCACTTGATGTAGCTGTGCTTGTTACAGCAGCAGTAGCAACACCAGCAACAACAGTTAACTTCTCTAGGTTCTGTTGTATAACAGACATTTTAAGATTCCTCCTTAATTGAGATTGCTTCCTCTAATTCAACAATTAGATCAGCTTTGTTATGTCGCTTATCAAGTTCAAGTCCTAATTGTCTTCCGTAAACTTCAAGTTGTGCTTTTGTCATCTGAACAAAATCAACTTTATCTTCAGAAGTAGGCTCTTCCTCAACAAGTGTTTCTGCACTAGGTATAGGTGCTTCGCAAGCTTCAACATAAGCTTCAGCCTTGTCAATAGCAACTAGATATTCACCAGTATGCTGTTCAACATCAACAATAGAGCCAGAGTCCGTTGGGACTCCAGCGATCATTGTTGCTCTTAGCAGTTTAACCTTCATGTGATTATGTTCCGAAACAGAACGCACCCGGTTGTTTTACTCCAAAGTCTACGTCTTGTAGAGCTATGATTCTTACGCTACCAGCAGTTGCATTTGCATAAGGATCAACTGTTAGATCTAAACCAGACCACATACCGATTACAAACTGTGAGAAGTCTCCAAAGAGAACATCGTTGTTTGCAAGTTGGTTAGAAACAATAGCTGGATAGCCATTTATTTCATTGTTCTCAAATACAAACTGTGCTGTGTTTGAAGCTTTTTCTGTTGACTTCAAAGCACCTCTAGCAGAAGCATTTATTAGGTAGAACATATTAGCTACATCAGCGTTTGCTGCTGCAACATCTGTTTCCATTCCGATGTACTCAGCAAAAGTACCAAATGTACTGATTGTCTGTGTACCTACACCAGTTGTATCTTTGATTCCAAGAGGCTCGTTAGAACTACCAGAACCATAGATTGCTGCGTTATCAAGCTTAGTAGCAATAACCTTTGCAATATCATCTCTAATCATTGTCTCTACATCAATAGATGACTGAAGCAATAATCTTCTTGAGTAATCAACAAATGCACCAACTGTCTTAGGTGTCATGTTGACCTGATCGAAAGCTTGCTGACTTTCTGTTGGAGATCCAGACTCACCCACGAAGTACGCAGTTGATGTAGATGTCATTCTTGGAATTGAAACATTACCAGACAATCCTGTAAGCATTGTTGGGTTTGTTGCCATTACAGCCATTCTCTTTCTAAGAATGTCGATGAATGAACCAGCAAGTAATTCTGTTGGAACTAAGTTACCACCAGCAGTTGCAGTACCTACGTTCAAGTCTCTTCTTAAGACTTCGTTAGGAACTAAGATGCCGTTTGCAGGCTTGTCATATCTCTTAGATGCTTCCTCAGAAACTTCTCTCTCAAAAGCTGCTGCTTCTTGAGCTTGACGATCTGTAGGATTTGCTAAAGCATTTAAAGCTCTCAAGAAAGAGAATTTTTTTACTTCTTTTGGCTCTAGGCCAACTTCATTAGTACTCATGTCAGTAGAACGGATTGGTGTATTTACTGCCTCTGCCTTGTTCTTCACAAGATCGAGGATAGCTGCTTTGGCTTCTGCTGGTGACTTATTAGATTTAATAAGTGAATCAGTAAGCTCTTCTGCTCCATACTTTCCGAACTCACGACATAGAGAAGTGATTGATGCTGTACGAGCATTATTTTCATCAATAGCACGTTGTACTTCGGCTTTGATGTCGATCTCTACGGCTTCAGTAGCCGTATCAACCGCAGTTTCTTTAGTTGATTCTTCCATAGTGCGAACCGAGGGTGATGCGGATTCAACCGCAGAATTAATCTCCTCAATGGGGGAGTTATCTTCCATAGTAATACTATTGCCTTGTGAGGGTGAAATCAAGCTCCTTCCGAAGCCGATTGTAGGGTCAGCCGGAACAGTTACAACCGATAATTCGTGTACCGACCATGACCGAGCAAGCATACCATCTTCTGTCTCATCAATATCATTGATACTATATCCAAAGCTTATACCTCTTAATATTCCATCTTGAACATCTTGTAAAACCTCAGATGCAAACTTATTTCTTGAGAAACGAATCTTGGCATAACCACGCTTAGTTTCTGAATCAATCCTTGCTGACTCCACTACCCCAATAGGTTTGTCCATATTGTGATTGAAGAGAACTGCACCGCCATCATTTAATCGGCTAAGATCAGCAGCACCATCATCGTGACTTAATACTTCGTTACCAAAATATCTTTTTACTGGATACTCAGAAGAGAACGGAAACTCAAATGTTCTGGATTTAACATTTTTGAAATCTGTTACTTCTTTTCGCTCAAGCTTATCTGTTGGATCTACAGATCTAATCGCTGCAATTTTAGTCAAAGTAGAAAACTTATGACCAACCTTACGATCTGTGACTTCACCATTTCTGTAAAGAGTTATAAGTGCAGCAGGGTCTTCTGCTGTTCCAGTAATAGTAAAAGAACTATCAGGTACATCTATTGATCCATCTCTAGTGATACGATCAATTTTTCCTCTAGCTGTACCACCGCTAGAGTTCCAACGAACAAAATCCCCGACCTTCAAACCATCAGGTTCGGCTCTTTGTTCTGTTTTTGTTTCTTCAGTCATAGTGCGTTCTCTTGCTTTTTTGATTGAATTAGACTTTGAACCAGACCAAGTTTGTCCAGCATCACCGCCCCAAGCAGCCCAAGCTACTCTACCATTACTAGGATAGCCATCTTCCCCCTGACGGAAGCCTTTCCCTGCTTTATCTGATTCGTGTCGGGCGAACCATGCGTTCATTGTAATAACTGTATCTGGTGATAGCTCGTTTCCGCTTAATATTTGTGTTGCTCTTGTTCTAGCAACATCTGTACCACCACCTTCTCCTTCTTTTTTCCATGCTCTATATCTTTTAGCTTCTGTCCTCATACCATCTGTAGGCATCAGATTAATATCAGTACCGTTTACATTTGCCATGATTAATCAGTTTTCTTTTTGCGTGTTTTTTTAGCTCTAGTAGGTTCTGGAGTCGGAGGTGCTTCCTGTCCTATTTCTACCTCTAAATCTAAATCTTTATCTAATGTTACCCCTAACGACTTAGCAACCTCTTGCTCTCTTGCAATCTCAGAAACAATATCGTCATAATCACCACCATTTGTCTGTGCTATGACTTGTGATTTAGTCATATAACCAGCTTGTTCTAATTCTCTATATGCTTTCGCTTCTTTAAGAGGATCAACATAGTGTTGTGCTGGTGGTGTCCATCTTGGTTTGCAATACCTCATGGAATTTGCAGAATAATCAGGAAAATCTAACTCACCTGTTAATACCGCAAGTTCTATCCACATTTTAAAAACTCTTAAATGAAAGTTTTTAATCATGTATTTTTGACAGAAGCTCCAATGTTGCCTGTCTTCTAACAAACTAAGTCTTGAACTTGAATAATTAGTTTCTGAAAAGTCTTTACTAATAGTTTCAAAACTGCATCCTATTCCTGTTGCAAAACGTCTAATCTTGTTTTTCACAAACATTTCGTACTGTTGAGATGGATAGTCAATGTCAGGAACATTCACAGTCTCATTTGGCATCAAATATCTAAATGTACCCGGCTCAAAGTTTTGTATTCTCTGTGCGTTTTGTACATCATCACCAATCAATTCACCCTGATCGTTTTGAATAAATCCCATGATACTTGCACCAGCCCTCGCTCGTATAACAGCAGCTTCTTCATATCCCTGTAATTGGTGCATATCATTCATCACACTATGAAACCAAGGCACTCCTCTGTTCTGGCCGGGTCGTTCTGGCATAAACAAATGAATAATCTCAGAAGCATTTATAAAGATATGCAAAGACTGTTTATTTGCATAATCCAAGTAATACGCATCGCCCGGATGTTTCTTAAGAATTGCATAACGTACAGGTCGACCCCAACTGTCAATCTCGACACCATTTCTCCACTCATTACCTTTAGTGAGCGTCTTGCCATCATATTCCTCATCTAACAAATCACTTTCAATCAGTTGCAATCCAAGAGGTATTTTTGAATTACCAAACTGTTGCTTTACAACTCTAAATATTGCTTCTCCTGATTCGCATAATGCACCAGCAGCTAACCACTCAAATTCGTGGAAACTATATCTACCAGCGCAATCACAACTATCTGCCTGTGTCCATTCTGACCATGCTTCCTCAATAATATTATTAACACGTTGATCTCTTTTTCCTCCTCTCTGTTGTAATACAAGAGATTGAAACTTCATCCCTGTACCAACAATATTTATTTGTGTTGTACGCTTCGCTTGTCTAGCATAAGGATTGTTTCTTACTAATTCTCGTGATCTATCTCTTAGCTTACGCAAACTATTCCTTATTTCGGCATCAGCACTTAACTGGCTACTCATCCAATCGGAAGTAAGCCTAGAAACTAATGCACCTTGATATGCTCTTTTAAGACTTCCTAAACTACTAGCATTTCTACCAAACCCAAGAACTCTTTTTACAGCAGTTGCAATGTTAGATCGTATTCCCATTAGTATGCCTCGTTAAAACGTACAAAAGTTGCTCTCGGATTGCCAAGACCATTATCAATCAATTCTGCTTGTTTTTCTCTAACAAGTTCTGCTTTGTATCTTGCTTCTAACATTATTAACTCTGACAACTCATATTTTTTAGCATTTCGTGTTCCTATTTTATATTCTTGTATCGCACCACCACTAATAATATTTCTTATAGCTGTTTGTATTGTTTCTAAATCTTTTTCTACCTGAGATCTGCCATCATAATTTAAAGCAGTACCAGAATATTCTAAAGATTTTAAAACCTCAAACGATCCAGTATAAATTGTTTGTTTTTCTGCTCCTGACTTATTAGCAACTGCTTGGTAATACCAATTACCAGAAGTAAATGTAGATGTTACATTACTTGCAATCGTAAATTTAAATCCATCGTTATAAGCAGAACTATTAACTGTTGCCCCTACTGGGCCTGTATTTGTTCTTAAATAATAAACAACCGACCAATCTGGACTGCTTATAGAGTTTCCATAATAATCCTGACTCGCTGGAATGTTCCATTGGATAAAATCCCCTGCTCGAATAGTTTGTGGAATAGCCATTTTTTTTACCAATTAGCGACAAAATTCGACTTTTTAGCCGATTTAGTTTGATTTAAGTCTACCTTAGTCTCCTTTAGAGGCATATTAGGATTAATTTTTCTTTCAAACTGGTCATATATAGTTCTCCTGTCATATTTTTGCAGCAATCTTTGGTATGCAGCCCACGCATAGACCATTTCATCTAATGCTTCGTTTCTCGCACTACTTTTTTTAACCCAAACACGCTCTTGATAACCATTTTTATACTTTAATACTTGTTTTTCTGCTGTTAGCTCTTGAAAATAATCTGGTGTGATTGTTGGGTAGAAATGTATATAACCTTTGCCAACTTCTGCATCTTTTAGCTTATTGCTAAGAGTTGTTTTAATCATATCTACACCTACAGGAAATAATTGCACTCCTTTCTTTAATGCTTTACCTGTAAAATTAATATCTACTTTAGATGGCTTACCTAAAGCTGGTTTTCCTTTCTGACCGACACCTTTAATACCAATAAGACCAATATGAGATCTTTCTCTAACGTACTGGTAACATTCCTGAGTGTAGTGTCCTCCAGTATCCAGAGCAGCACTCTCAATCTTTAACTCTTTATCATTTACGTTTTTAAACTTGCCGAGCAAAACTTCATCTAACTGTTTCCATACATCTGCCCTAGCTGGTGAGCCATACAAAACTTGTCGATCTATTAAAAACATTTCTTCATTTCTGCCAAAACCAAAAACAGACAAACTTAACCTGTCATCCTGTGTATCAATTCCAGCAGTTAAAAATAAAACTTCTTCTAATGGCTTTGCTCTCTCATATGTTGCTTCTGATGCTCTAATCATCAAAGCATCCGCACCAACCTTCGCTTGATATTCGTCTTCCCATGTCTCTCCTAAAATTGTATTTATCCATGTCTTAAGTTGTTCTGGATCATCCTTACTTAATAAAAATTCTTCTACAAGATTAGACCAACTTGCATTAGGTGAATATGAATATGCAGCCCAGATATGAAAACCAACGTGCTTAGTTTTTCCCGGTGCTGTTGCCTGCCAACGACCACGTTCTACCATCCATCTTTTTTTGTTATGAGGTATTAGGTGATTACAAGATTCGCATTGATATTTAACAGTATCAGGATCATTATTCTCCCACTTAAACTGCGCCCATCTTAAATACTGCATATGACCACACTCAGGACATGGGCAGTAATAACGCTGCTGATTTGTCTGCAAAAACATTTTTTCAATACGAGAAAAATCTTTTACAGTCGGTGTAGAACCAGAAACGATTTTGCGATTCCAATAATATTCTGTTCTTCTGATACCTAGCTTTATCTGATCACCTTCAGTACCAGCCGATGCAGGGTAGCCATCTATCTCATCAAACAAAACTATTCTTCTACTAACTCTTCTAAATCCTCTAGGTGAGTTAGCACCAACCAAAGATAATGTTCCACCGGGAAATTGCTTTTGTAAAAGTGTGTTCTGACCATCCTTTGCTTTTGCATCACTCACTAAACCTTGTAAACATTTTGTGTCACGAAGCATAGGTGCAATCTCTTCCTTTGAGTAACCAGTAGCGTCCTCAATAGTGGGCTGCACAACCATAATGGGACAACTGTCTTGGTGTATATGATATGCAATTACATGATTCAAAATTTTAGAATATCCAACCCTTGCAGATTTCATTATCGTCACCTGTTCTATATCAGGATTAGTTATCGCATCCATCATCCCTTTTTGATACGGCAATGTTTTCCACCTTCCTCCCTCTGCTGAACTTTCTGCGGAAAGGTATGCGTGTTGATCTGCCCAATCACTAAGACTTAACTTCTTAGGAGGTTTAAAACTTCCAAATGCTATTTGCTCTAAAGATAAAAGATTGCTCATGCAGCAGCTAATTCTTCTAATGCTTCTCTAACAATGTCATCTATACAATTAACTGCATTTGTATCTAGATCAGGTAATCGTTGTTTTGCTTTAGATGATATTCCTAACAACTTAGTCCTAGCTGTTGTTATAACTTCAGTCCACTTTTGCTGTACTTCTTTCATTGGTACAAGACTATCTTCCTTTTGTTTACGTTCTAGCTCTAACAACTCAGCCTTTAAATGTTCTGTTCTTGCTCTACTCTCTTCATATTCTGGTATTAAGTCCGATGTAGCCGAAGAGCGTTTACGTTTTGGCGGTGCAGATGTTGGATTAGATTTCATCTGTCTAAATGCAGATTTTTTATTCCACTCTGCAACCATAGTGTCGCTGTTAATAACAATATTTCCTTGGTTGTCTTCCATCGCTGTAAGGCGACCTTGCTTAATCGCCATATAAACCGCTTGTATAGTTACACCCATTTTCCCTGCTGCTTCTTTTCTAGTGATAAGAGCCATAGTGTAAATCTAATAATGCTACTTTTATTTACAATAGCGTATCCTGATAAATATGGTATAATATACGGCCCTGATTAGGGTCACTAATTTCTAGAAAGGTCGGTTTGTAAGCGATGTAAATAAATTTGTAAATTTGTGCCTAGTGAAATTTTGCGCCACGAAGTTACC